GCTCGCCGCGCTATGTGTGCGAGGTGCTCGACCTGATGACCGAGCTCTACACCACCTCGGGGACGACATACTTCGGCGTCGAGTACGCCAGCACCCAGCACAACGATGCGCACCGGGCAATCCACCAGCCTTGTGCCTGCATCTACGGCACGACCACGCCGCTGCATTTCTGGCAGGCCTTGCAGGCGGCCAATATCGCGGACGGGTCGCTGGCGCGCTTTCTGATCATGGAAAGCGAGGACGATTTCCCCGACAGCAACGAGGTGTTTGGGGTGATTGACCCACCGAAGTCGCTGATCGACCGATTGATCCTGATCCACGAAGGTGGTGGCAAGCTCAGTGGCAATCTGACCAACATCGGCGCCATCGATGAGGTGCTGGTCGAGCCGCGTGTGGTGTCGATGACGCCGCAGGCGCGTGCTGCGTTTCGGCAGCTCGATCAAGAGTTGGTCGGGCAGTTGCGAACCTCACGCGGCAGCGGTTACTCGTCGATCCTGGCACGCATTGAGGAGAACGCCACCAAGTTGGCGCTGATCCGGGCCGTGTCGCGCGATCCGGTCGATCCCCGGATCGAGGAGGACGACGCGCTCTGGGGAATCATGCTCTCGCGCCATTGTGCGGAGCTGACCATTCGGGAAGCCACGGCGCGGGTGTCGGAGAACCAGGTCGAGTCGCAGCACAAGCGGGCGATGCAGATCCTGCGCGACGCCGGACAGGCCGGCATGTCCAGGAGCGAGTTCACCCGCCGCACCCAGTTCATGGACCACCGCCAGCGCGAAGGGGTGTTGCGTACCCTGGCCGAGGCCGGGCTGATCGAGACGGTGATGCTGCAAAGCAAGGGGCGACCGGCCCAGTGGATCAAGGTTCTGTAGGGGAGGACATTGCGCACACCATTCTTCAATACAAACTTCTTTCTTCCCTAGATGCCCCTCGCCAAGAGAGTAGATATTTCATTTTTTATTTATTCATTCTCTACATCTCTCTGTCTGTCTACGGTGTTCTCCGTGTCTACAGGGGGTCTGTGTGTGTATCTCTACACAGGGCATGTGGCTTTGAAATAAGGGGGGAAGTGAAACAAGCACCTGCGGCGCAATCTGCCCCGGGTTGCGCAGCCGCTGTGGGCTGACCCGTCACAGCACGTACCCGTACCTCATCCCTGTCGGACATGAGGGAGCAGCACCGACCCTGACCCGGTCCGTGATCGCGCTCCTCCAGGTCGCTAACGCGTTCCTTGGAGGATCGATTGTGATCACCTCACTTGTCGCCCCGCATTCGGGGCTGGGGCAGCGTGCCCCGCAACCCACGCATTTCGTTTCACCACCCAAGGCTGTGGCTTCCAGCAGCGTGCTGCGCCACACGGTCAGCGCCACCCTCTGGCGGACGGTGCCCGGCTACCCCGCCTACGAAGTCTCGGTCGATGGCGTCGTGCGCCGCTGCCAGGGCTTTCGCTGCCGCCGCGCCCACCGGGTCCTGGTGCCCTTCGTTCGCCCCAACGGCTATGCCCAGATCCTCCTGTACCAAGGGGGCAAGCGCCGGCGCTTCGGGGTGCATCAACTCGTTGCGCTGGCCTTCCTCGGCCCCAAACCGTCGCCCCAGCACGAGGTGGCACATCTGGATGGCCAGCGCCTGAACAACCACGTCAGCAATCTCGCCTGGCTGCTGCACAGCGAGAACGAGCGCCACAAGGACCTGCACGGCACGCGCCTGCGCGGTTCGCAGATCGGCAACGCCAAGCTCACGGAAGCCCAGGTCGTGCTGATCCGCCAGGCTCTGGCCGTTGGCATCCGGCAGTGCGCCCTCGCACAGACCTACGGCGTCAGCGATTCGACGGTGAGCCTGATCGCGCGCGCCAAGACCTGGAGGCATGTGCGATGAGAACGCTGGCACTCGATATGGGCTCACGCTGCGGCTGGGCCATTGGAAAAGCGGCAGAGCAGGGATCAGGCCAGGTGTGCTCAGGCGTCTGGGACATCGCCCCACGCCGGGGCGAATCGCCGGGAATGCGCTACCTGCACCTGCGCGCTCAACTGCAGCGCGTGCGCGCCGCCTACCCCGATCTGGCCGCCGTCTTCTACGAGCAGGCACATCACCGGGGAGGCGCTGCCACCGAGTACGCCGTGGGGTGCGTTGCCACCGTGCAGGCCTGGTGCGCTGAGCACGGCCTCGAACACGCGGCGGTGCACAGCGCCACGATCAAGAAGCACGCCACGGGCAAGGGCAATGCGCCCAAGGATGCGGTGATGGGGGCGATGCGCCGCCGTGGCTTTACGCCCGCTGACGACAACGAAGCCGACGCCTTGGCGCTGCTCGATTGGGCGTTTGCCCAGGGAGGTGCGCGATGAACCCCAGCTGCATCAGCACCGAGCGCTGGCGTCCGCCGAAACCGCTGGTCGGCCAGCGCGCCCTGGAAAAAGTCCTCAACCGCCACACCGCCGTGAGCTGCCCTGAGTCGCGTCTGTTCGTCGCGGTGATCAGCGCCGCCATCGTCGATTGCCTGTCTTCGGGCAAGGGCGTCAGGCGTGAGGCGCGGCGCTTTCTGCTCGGCGATGACCTGGAGCGGTGGTGCGACTGGGTCGGGCTGAACCCGGACTTCGTGCGCCGCATCGCCCACCAGGCCGGCTATCTCGTCGACGAACAGCAGCACTGGGAAGGCGGGCATACCAAGGTGCCCGCCCAGACCCAGCACCAAACCGCCACCCCGTATCCCGAAGGAGCATCCGAATGAACCCCACCTCTGTTTCCATCCCCTGCGCCCTCGGGCGTCTGGCGCCGGCGTCACCGGCCAGCAGCGACGAACTGCGCGCCATGCGTGCAGCGGCCTGGCACAAGCAAGGCATCGTGGTCGTGCCGCTGGAGGACATCTACGATGAGTGGGACCGGGCGTTCCTGTCCGGTATCGCCACCAAGCTCTACGGTGCCCGAACTACCTCGACGAAGCACAGCCGCCCCTGGCGCGAAGGCGAAGTCATCGACCGGGGTGATGGCGAGACCTGGACGGTGGTAGCGACCACAGGCAAGTCCGTCACGGTGCAGCGCAGCCGCGATGGTGCGCTGGCGACCCTCGGGCAACTCGGGGAGGCACGGCCATGACCAAGAAAACCCAACGTGCCAAGGCTCGGGCTGAACGCAAACCGCCCATCGGCCATGAGCTGATCCGCCCGGACGGCAGCGTGATCCGCTACGTGCGTGAGGAAGATGATGACCAGAAGTCGGTCGACCACTACCGCACGGTGGACACGCTGGCGCTGATGCTCCGAAACGGCAGCATCACTGGTGCCATGCACGATGCGGGGCAGCAGTTCTCGCAGGACTTTGCGAGGGCATTTGCCAGTGGCGTGGCCAGTCCCAAGCTCGATGGACTGCCGGGTGGCACCGCGCCTGGGCAGATGATGGTCGAGAAGAACGCCGGCGCTGCGCGTGCCGTGCGGGATGCACTGGAGGCGGTGGGCGGCAGTGGCAGTCCGGCCGGATCGGCGATCTGGTACGTGGCCGGGCTTGGAATGTCGGTCAGAGACTGGTCGATTCGCTTGGGCTGGAGCGGCAAGGCCATGTCCAAGGAGGAAGGCAAAGGCATCCTCATCGCCGCGCTGGGCATGCTGGCTCGGTACTATGGCTACGAGCGCGACAGCCATGGACGAGTGCGTCGTCGTGGTCTGGAGTTTGAGTCGCAATCTTCCGTTCCAGGGTGAAGTGGTTCACAACCGCAAAGTTGGTGTATGATCTGCCCACGACTCACCCTTTGACCGTCTGGTTTGGCCAGATGCTCTTAGGGCGACAGGCCGCCTTCGGGCGGCTTTGTCATTTCTGGAGATGCATTTTTGCGGACTGTTGTCTATGTCGATGGCTACAACCTGTACTACGGGTTGCTGAGAAAAACCACGCTCAAGTGGCTGGATTTGTTCGCCCTCTTTCGCGACCACGTCCTTGATCCCGAGGCTGATCTGGTTGAAGTCCGCTACTACACGGCGCCGGTGCTGGGCCGGATGTGCGATGACCAGGAGTCGCCCCAACGCCAACGACGCTACCTGCAGGCACTGCGCAAGATGTACCCTACGCAGATCACCATCATCGAAGGCAAGATCATTGCCACGACGCCATTCCAGCGACTGGTCAAACCGATTGCCGAAGCGCCGGATCTGCAGATGGTGCAGGTGTACGACTTCAATGAAAAGAAAACCGACGTCAACCTCGCGGCGGATTTGATCGCTGGTGCCTGGACTGGTGCCTACGAGCAGGCAGTTGTGTGCAGCAACGACACGGACCTGGAAGCTGCGCTGGCAACGGTTCGGCGGCATCATCCCGATATTCGTTTGTGCTGGTTGCACCGATTCCTGGTGATGATCACCGCCGGATATCGACCGACCTGTCGCGGCATGCCCATTGGTCCAAACCGCTGAGTCCCGTGCATCTGAGAAATGCCCAGTTGCCCGAGCGCATTCCTCATTCGGCGTTGCGCAAGCCGGAGTCCTGGTGACCGAAAATATTTGCATGCCGACACCAAAACCTACTTGAACGGTGGCATGCCACAAGGTACAGTAATCCCGTACTGCTGATAACTGCGCCCACCCGATTCGTTCCGGTGGGCGCTGTCGTTTCTGGGCCTGACGTTCGCCTCTCTGCCCAGCGCTGGAGACTCCCCCATGAAACTTCTCATCACCCGCCCGGTGGTTCTCGCCGGCGACGGTGGCGTGCGCTCGTTCGTTCCAGGCCTGACGGTCGAGGTCGATGCCGCCACGGCTGAACAGATCCTGGATCGCAAGGCAGGCATCGCTGCCGAGCCTGCTGCCCACGTTGAAGCACCTGCCCCACGTCGCCGGAAGCCTGCTGATGCTGAAACTTAACGTCACCGCCGACATAGCCAAGGCGACCGAGCACCTCTCGTATCTGGCCCAGCAGCACATCCCGAACGCCGCGGCGAAGGCCCTGACCCGCACGGCGTTCGATGCCCGTGATGCGGTGCGTGACGGTCTGCCCGAGCGCTTCAACCTGCGCCGCCCATGGATCAGCCGAGGCATTGGCGTGACGCCTGCCAAGCCTCGCACGCTGATGGCCGAGGTCTGGTCGCGCGACCGCTTCATGGCGCTGCAGGAAACCGGCGGCACCAAGACCGGCAAGCTGGCGATTCCGGTCGGGCCGATGGCACAGACCGCCCAGACCCGCGTCATCCCCAAGAGCCAGTGGCCGGGCCAGGTGATGGCGAAGAAGAACGTGTTCTACCGTGCCGGTGCCGTGTTCGAGCGTCGTGACGAGAAGCGCATCCTGGCCTTGTACCTGCTGCGTCGGCAGCAGAAGGTCGAACCGCGCTTTGGCATGGCCGACACCGTGCGAAGCGTGGCTCTGCGGGAGTACCAACGGCAGATGGAGCGGGCGCTGCGGGAAGCGCTGACGAGCGCTTGACAACCCCAACCCAAGGAGCCACCGCATGACGACGAATCTGACCGCCAAGCAAACCGAGTACATCGCCGCAGCGCCCGTGCTGTCACGCAGCCTCGTGCAGCGCGCCTTCGAGGTCAGTGCCTCACCGCGCCAGGCCATCAAAGCCATGTGTCTGACCTGCTGCCACTACGACCGTAAAGAGGTGGAGCACTGCACGGTGCAGATCTGTCCGCTCTGGGGCTACCGCCCCTACACCAAGAAATCCGCAAAACAGCCGACGAATGATTGTGCTCAAACCCCTCGACAGAGCGAGCCGTGAAATTTGGACTGCCTTGGGTAGGTCTGGATATGGGATGAGGTGCGTTTGACGCCGGGGCTCGCTGAGGGAGCGCGCCGTGGGTCCTCCCGGGCCATTTCTGAAGCGGGGGCCGCGCGCAGCGCGACGCTTGCCTAGCGTCAGACTCAAAAAATAGGTGGTCAGGTGGTCGGTGGTCACCCGGCCTGCCATCGACTGGTTGGAGATTTTTATGAGCATGAGCTTGCGCGCCTACGCCCGGCATCGCGGCGTGGCGCTGTCCGCCGTCCAGAAGGCGATTGCCACGGGCCGCATTCACCCGGAACCCGACAGCAGCATCGATCCAATCAAGGCCGACGCCCAATGGGATCGGCACACGCGAACCGCCCAGCCGACCACCCCGCGGGTGACCACCCCCCGACCACCGCCTATCGCCCAGCACGCTTCACAACCCGCTGCACCGCCGCCGATGCCCCAGGCCAGCGACGATGCCCGAGGTGTCGATTACCACAAGGCCCGGGCGGTGCGCGAAACCTACTCGGCGCGCCTGGCCAAGCTCGAATTCGAAGAGCGCACGGGCAAGCTGATCAGCAAGGACGAGGTCGACATCAAGTATTTCCAGCTGGCCCGCCAGCTGCGGGATCGGATGCAGCAAATCCCGCGCAAGGTCGCCCCCGAGATCGTCGCCCTGGTGGTGGCCGACCCCGATGTGCGCGGTGTCACCGACATCCTCGATGTCGCCATTCGTGAAGCCCTGGAGGACCTGGCCCGATGAAGAAACACCCGATCAAAACCCACCCGATGTGCAACCCCAAGGAGCCGACCTACGCCGATGTGGGCGATGTGGTCGGCAAAGCCTTCGCAGCGGGCCTGCGCCCCGATTCTGTCCAGGAGCCGGTGTCGGCACAGCGGCCCCCCGAGCTTCTTGAAGCTTTGTTGCGCGACGCCCTGCGCCAGCACCTCGATGCGCTGATTCCTGTAATCGCCCGCGAGATCACGCAGCGTCTGCGCTGATTTCTTCGTCAGATCCCTCTGGCGAATGTTTCAACACTTTCGTCGAGGGTCATCGATGACGACTCCCTTCACCCCTGCCATGGCCCGCCGCATCGAGCTGTGGCCGCTGGACCGGCTCAAGCCCTACGCCAAAAATGCGCGCACGCACTCTGATGCACAGGTGGCACAGATCGCTGCCAGCATCGTCGAGTACGGTTTTACCGCGCCGCTGCTGGTGTCTGGCGAGGGCGACATCATGGCCGGGCATGGTCGCCTGGCGGCTGCGCAGAAACTTGCGCTCGATGTCGTGCCGGTGGTCGTCCTCGATCACCTCACGCCCACGCAGCGCCGCGCCTACATCCTCGCCGACAATGCGCTTGCCCAAGCCGCAGGCTGGGATGAGGAACTGCTGGCGTCCGAACTGGCCGAGCTCTCCGCTGCCGGTTTTGACCTGGCACTCACCGGCTTCAGCGACGAAGAGCTGGCCAGTCTGCTCGATGAGGCCGATCCGGGCGACGAAACAAATCCGCCCATGGGCGGATTTACCGAGGACGCCGACGAGGACATTCCTGATGCGCCGGTGATCCCGGTGTCACGCCCGGGCGACATCTGGCAACTGGGCGCCCACCGCCTGATCTGCGGCGACTCGACCGATCCGGCTGTGGTCGCCAAGCTGATGGCCGATGACCAGGCGAGCCTGTGCTTCACCAGCCCGCCCTACGGCCAGCAGCGCGACTACACCCAGGGCATCGCCGACTGGGATGCGCTGATGCGGGGCGTCTTCGCCAATTTGCCGATGGCAGGCGACGGTCAGGTGCTGGTGAACCTCGGTCTGATTCATCGCGACAACGAGGTGATCCCGTACTGGGATGGCTGGATCAGTTGGATGCGCCAGCAAGGCTGGCGACGCTTTGGCTGGTACGTCTGGGACCAGGGCCCCGGGATGCCTGGCGACTGGCAGGGCCGATTGGCTCCAAGCTTCGAGTTCGTCTTCCACTTCAACCGCCAGAGCAGGAGGCCCAACAAGATCGTCCCCTGCAAGCACGCAGGCCAGGACAGCCACCTGCGCGCCGATGGCAGTTCCACGGCGATGCGCGGCAAGGATGGCGAAGTCGGTGGCTGGACCCATGCCGGACAGCCCACCCAGGACTACCGCATCCCTGACTCGGTGATCCGGGTGATGCGCCACAAGGGCAAGATCGGTCGGGACAACGACCATCCGGCGGTGTTTCCGGTGGCCCTGCCCGAGCACATCCTGCTGGCGTACTCGGACCCGGGTGACATCGTCTTCGAGCCCTTCGGTGGCTCCGGCACCACGATCCTGGCCGCGCAGAAGACGAATCGCGTGGCCCGCGCCATCGAACTGGCCCCGTCCTACACCGATGTGGCAGTCAAGCGATTCCAACAGAACCACCCCGACATTCCGGTGACCTTGCTGGCCACCGGACAGACCTTTGCCGAGGTCGAGGCAGAACGCCGGATCAGTAGTGGTAGCGCCCCTGCAGAAACTCGATCCGATCCGCTTTCACCAGATAGACGCAGCGGTGCTCTTGCGTAATGCGACGTGACCACACATCCGCGCCCAAGTACTTCAGTGGTTCGGGATTGCCGATGCCCTTGAAGGGATCACGTAGTGCGGCCTTGACCAGTTCCAGTAACCGTTTGGCCGTGCGGCGTTCCGTTTCTACCCAGTAGCTCAAGTCTTCCAGAAACTCGGGCTGAAACACCGCGACGCGTTTGGCCTCAGGCTTCGAGGCCATAGTGCTTCTCAAGGGCATCGACGGCGGTCGGGGCGACATCCCCAGCACGGGCGCGTGCCAAGGCGGCCAGCAGACGCTCGGCATTCTTCGGCGAGCGCAGCAGGTGTGCCGTCTCCATCAGGCTTTGCAGCTCATCGGCGGCAATCATCGCCACCGCATCCCCGGAACGGCGGCGTACCAGTATCACTTCTCGGTCATCGACTGCGCGGTCCATGAGCGTCTTGAACTGCTCCCGGGCTTGGCTGTAGGTGGTTTCGATGGTCATGGCAACCTCCTTCTAATTGGACAGAATTATTGTACAACTATGGACCAACAAATGCTCGCTGACAAAATCGAACTCTGGCCAACCAGTCGGCTGATCCCCTACGCCAGAAACCCCAGGAAGAACGATCACGCGGTCGAGCAGATGGCCAGTGCCATCAGGGAGTTTGGCTTTCGCTTGCCCATCGTCGCCAAGAGCACCGGCGAAATTTGTGATGGCCATCTTCGCTACAAGGCCGCGCTGCATCTGGGCTTGGAACAGGTGCCGGTCATCCTCGCCGACGACCTGACCGAGACGCAGATCAAGGCCTTCCGTATCCTGGCCAACCGCTCGGCCACCTGGGCGGACTGGGACGAGGACCTGCTGCGCCTCGAACTCGAAGAGCTCAAGCTCGACGACTTCGATCTCGCGCTCACCGGCTTCGATGCCGACGAGCTCCTGGAAATCATGGCCGGCGAAGAAACCACCACCGAGGGCAACACCGACGAGGATGCTGCTCCCGAGGTGCCAGTCAACCCGGTATCCAAACCCGGCGACGTCTGGATCATGGGCCAGCACCGGCTGCTCTGTGGCGATGCGACCGATCCGGCAAGTTACGACACGCTGCTGGGCACCGAGCGGGTGGCGATGATCTTTCAAGATCCGCCGTACAACGTGGACTATGCCAACAGTCCCAAGGACAAGCTGCGCGGCACCAACCGTCCGATCCTGAACGACAACCTTGGGGACGGATTCCAGGACTTCCTGCTGGCGGCGTTCAAGCCCGCGCTGGCCCGATGCAATGGCGCGGTCTACGTGGCGATGTCCTCATCGGAACTCGACACCCTGCAGTCCGCCTTTCGGGCTGCCGGGGGCCACTGGTCCACCTTCATCATCTGGGCCAAGAACACCTTTACGCTCGGGCGCTCGGATTACCAGCGCCAGTACGAGCCAATCCTGTATGGCTGGCCCGAGGGCGCCACCCGCCACTGGTGTGGCGACCGCGATCAAGGGGATGTGTGGCACTTCAACAAGCCGCGCGTCAACGATCTGCACCCGACG